GTTCTCTTTTATCAACTAGAGTTTTTATAATCTCCACACCTATATTATCAGTTTTATCCAAAGGACAACGACATTGAACAAGATCAAAAGTTTGTGTATATCCTTTAGTAAACTTTTTATTTGAACTTTTTATATTCAAACCAAGTTTAACCTTTTTTGCGTCTGCCATAAACTTGTCTCCGGGAATATGAGTCCCTCCAGATGCTTCGGAAATAATGATCTCCCAAGTTTTAGGAGTAATAATTCCCTCTTGAGTTGCATAATGCCAAACAAGAGCCTTCAATCCTTCTAAATCAAAATTAATCATAATTTACCTCTTAATAATACTCACAGCGACCTCACCGTGCTTGAAGATGATGTCCGTCACGTTCTGGACTGCCTTCGCAGTGCCCGCAGAAGCACGGTCAAAGACCGGGCAGACTACCAGACCATAGGATTTAGCATACGAACCCAAATCGCCTGCCTGAAGCGTCCCAGAGCGGATTCCAGCAGCGTCTGCAGGGTGAAGACGCAGAGTCCTGCCGACCGTCTGACCGATGCCCACAACGTCCATAGAACGCATAAAGACCACTGCCTCCAGAGCAGAAATGTTGATGCCTTCTGCCAGAATACTGTGATGAAGAACAATGAACTTCTTGTCAGCATTCTTACCCCAAGCATTCAGAGTATCAAAGAACTGCTCACGATTGACCTTCTGACCGTCAATAAAAGCACCGTGCTTCGCAGTGATATGAAGCACAGAATAACCCTGCTCGGTAACCTGATTCGCAAAATCAGATTCAGACAACAGAGCAATGATATGCTTGGTTGCCTTCGCACAAATCAGAATCTTGTTAACAGGATGCTCGGCAATCGTTTGGAGCAGATACTCACAGTCCCGTTGAGCAATATCCTCACCCTTGACCGAAAGACGCATTTGCTTTGCGACTACTTGAGGAGGAATGATATAACCATTCTCCACCAGTTCGGGAGCAGGAACCTTTGCGATGATGTTGCCATAGACAGCAGCATCATTCATACCGGGTTTGGAAATCGTCGCAGAATACTTAGGAGTTGCAGTAAAGAAATAGCAACGATCTGCTTCTGAAGCAAAATGCTCAACAGCAGGAAAGAAATCACGACGCACTGAATTATGTGCTTCATCCATATAAATGGTATTGACAGGAATATCAGCACGAACAATCTGCTGCAGGGAGTTGTAAGTGGTAAAGATCAGTTTGTGACCTTCTACAGCATCATGCCAAGCACGAATCACATTTGGACTAGTGCTGCTAAAGTGATGCGTCTCTCCCGTGTGGACATGCATCACGTGAGCGTTAGTGATGAACTCCAAGTATTCTGAAGACAACTGCTCGGACAAGAGGATGCGTGGGCACACCACTACAATGGTTTGAGGAGTTTCTTTGAGAAACTGATGCATCGCGTCAAAAATTCCCACATTGGTTTTTCCTGCTCCTGTTGGCATCACTACAATACCTTTAAGATATTGTTGCAGAGCGTCAAGAGTAGATTGTTGGTGAGGACGGAGTTGAATCACGGGGTTTCATCGTGTATGGAATTATTATAGCAGAAAACCGCCCCTGCTATGACTCAGTGGACGGTTCTTAAAGTGTCCTATAGAAGCTTAGATCCTTATCTTCAACAGGAACAAACCTATTCTAATGAGATTCTTGAGGTTTGTCAAGAACAAAATTAATCTAATTTAATTTTGTTCATCCTATATGTCGTTGCAATCAGTTCATCACTATTCATAACAATGACACGATTTAATTGAGATTGAATATCTACACTTTCAATGACTTCAGATGTTACATTTTGCGGCAAAGTTGGTTCTTCAGATTCTTGTTGCAAAATAAGATAAATTCCTGCTCGCATAATGGAGGCAACAAATTGATTATAATCGCCCATATCAATATTGTTACAATTTATTGCTACTGGAGCATATTCGTCAATTGATGTTGGCGAATTTTGCCTACAAAATTTCACAATAATTTGGTCCGTTTCTTCAATGTATTCTATAATTTTAAATATTAAATTCATAATTGTTAATTTTTGCGATAATAAACATTATTTAGTTTGACCTATTTAATTTATTCTTGAATTAAACCCCAAGAAGATAAAATATATTTTGTTTGATTTATAGGTGGATTTCCTCTGTGAGTATGAGTAAATCCTGCAGGAAAAATAATAACTCTACCTGCCTGTGATTTGACTCTCTTATTTAAATATAAGAACTCGGTTTCACCACCTTCTTCAATTTCATTCAAATACATTTGAACCACAAAAATTCTTGATGCCGAACATAAATTAGCACTTTCATAATGCCAATCGTGAAATCCTCCACCAGCAGGAATTTTCTTTGCTTTTACATCATAAATCAAAAACTTTCCTTTTGATAAAATACTGTATGTTGAAATATAATCATTGACACAATTTTGAATTGCTGGAAAAAAATGCTCTCCAATCCAAGTCCAAGCAGATAAATCATAATTATGAGACATATTATTAAACTTATGATCTATTCTATGACTTTTCTCATCTGCTTGAAAAATCATTGTATTTTTTTCTAGTTCTTCAATATAGTTTATAAAGTAATCACACTCTTGATGTGATAAAACATTGTCATAAATTGATAAAAAATCTTTCATTGAAATTAAATTAAGTTAAGTTACTGAACCATTATACTGTATTGCACCTTGTAATGTGCCACTTCCGGAAATTGTAACTGATCCGCTGCCAGAAGTTACAATAATTCCGTTTCCATTTGAACCTGCAGGTCCTCCTCCTCCACTTGTTACATTTCCACTTCCATTTGCTCCGTTTTGAGCAGCATTGCTTGGATCTCCACCTGCACCACCTGCTCCAGCATTCGCTCCGCCACCAGAACCACCACCACCACCTAATCCTCTAACTGTGGCAGTTGAATCATTTCCATCAGCACCTACTCCACCAAATCCATAATATCCACTAGTAGTAGTAAATCCTTTTGTTCCTATAGAAAGTCCAGCACCACCTCCACCACCTCCACCAGAGGATCCAGCATCTTGTTGGTTTTTATCTGGGTCATTAGCAGCATTTCCACCCGCGCCACCGCCACCATAACCACATTGAATGTATCCATTATTAATCAAAGTTGCTCCAGAATATTCTATTCCTAAAGCACTTGTTCCATTTCCACCTGCACCACCGTTTGCATTTCCTCCCTGACCACCAGCACCAAAAATTTGTCCTGAAGAACCAATATCTAATTGAAGAGTTGTTCCCGATTCCCAAGATCCAGTTCTTAATGCAACGTTACTTACAGATCCTGATGCAGATCCAAAAGTTTTATTAACATTAATAAAGATTTTTTTTCCAGATCCACTACCGGGAGCTCCTCTAAATCCTCCTATAACTCTTAAATTATTGTTATTATATTTTGCTCGGGCATTGACCCTAAACTCCGTTGATCCAGAATAACAATCAACAACAATATTTAATCTTTTACTGTAGAAATCAGTGAATCTAATCTGACCAGATTGGGGAATTCCACTATCAAGTGGTAGATTGCTTAAAGATCCTACACTTTCAACAACTCTATATGATCCAAGTCTATTGCCACTTGGAACTCCAAATTCATCTGCAATTTGAGAAAAACTTATTTGCCCAGAACTTTGAAGTGCCATTTATGACCGACTTTTCTTTTTATTTATAGGTTTTCCAGTATTTTTGGGAAATATATCCCATTGAATGAGACAAATATTCTTCCTTTAAAACTAATGTTACATCACCAATGATTGCCAATCTTTCACCTTCAAAATCAGAACTCATAGCACTTGTCGAATGTGTAATTTTACTTGGAAAAAGAATAATATTTCCTTCATTCGGAACCATAAAAAATGTTTCACAATTTACGTTATTGTAATCTTTAACAAATTGCCTAGAATAATCTTGATGGTCTTTTGTCATCCCAAGAAATAAACTATTTGGCAAATGTTGATTTGAAAATTTCAATGCATGAGCATTTTGTGGAACATTTACATAATATGCAAAAGAAATGTGACTGGTTGAATGAATATGCCAAGGAATCTCATCTTTTGAATTTTGGGATCTCGATAACCAAGTTTTAGTAATAGCAAAATCAAAAACATCTTTCAGCAATAGAACATTTTGAGCATAATTTTTAATATGCTCAACAATTTCTTCAAATAAAGGATTTAAACTTTCCTCTAAATGTAATAAAGGATTACCAACATTTTCACTGACAGTCGTGTTAAATTGATCCCTTTCCCAATCATATTTTGGATAAACTTCATAAAATGATTTTTTATAAGTTTTATGATTTTCAATTTCTCCAACATAAGCAGTTGTTGGAAAAAAATTAATAACTTCAAAATTCATAGTGTGTTATACCGAAGTGCCGCTAATATATTTCCATCCAGCAGTGGATGCATCATAATATTCTAAACGATTTAAAGTAGTATTATACACCATAGCACCACCTAACATACCAGTCAAATTATTTCTTTGCGTCGTAGTCACTCTTGGTGGATACATATACATTTTATTTGCAAACGCACCGGTCAATTCCTTCCCAGCATCTGCAAAATCAACAACAGATCTTAACGAAGTGGTTCCCACCCCAACACTACCAAATATGGCACTTGTTGTTAAAGCATCAAATCCTATACCATTTGTGATAGAAGATGTTTTAACTCCAACAGATCCTTGTGGATTAACAATAAATCTACTAGTTGGAGATGAATTAATTTCTAATGGATTATTGTTTGGATTTGTCGTTCCAATTCCAACAGAAAAATCAAATAATGCCCTGTCTGTAACTTGGATATCATTAAAAGTAGAAATTCCAGATGAAGCGTTTACATTTCCAGTTAAATTACCAGTTACATTTGCAGTTATAGCACCTAATACAAGAGATCCATTAATAGTTAAATCACCACTTATTTCTACATTATTTCCAAAGTAAGCATTGGATGTTATAGTTGATGTTCCAACAACGTGTAAAGTATTGACTGGATTTGTAATCGCAATTCCCAACTTACCATCATAAGTAAGTGCCATCAATCTAGCAAAATTCTTTCTTCGGTGCCAATAGAAGTTTCCAGTGCCAATTCCAGGAGTTCCTGCTTCCAAATAGAAGTTTAAGTTTCCGGTAGAATAGTTGATAATGTCAAGGGAGGTTCCATTACTGTATGGAAAAAGACCAGAAGTGTTTCCAAATCTTAAAACACCATTTGAAGTTTCTAAAGAATTGCTTCTTCCAATTGAAATTACTGCCGATTGAGTGTCACTTGTAACTAAAATAGAAGCAGCAGTAGCATTTTTAATTTGGAAATCTCCAATTGGGAGATTAGTTCCAATACCAATGCTAGTTTGAGAAACTAAAGTTGTAGTTGTAGTGAGACCAGAAACGCCAAGAGTTGTTGTAGTTATAATACCACTTGCGTTCAAATTAGAAGCAGTTATATTTGCAACCGTAATAGATGGACTTCCAGTAAGAGATTGTGCTGTGCTGGCAGTTCCTGTTACATTACCAACAAATCCTCCAGATGCCGTAATAATACCAGAAACATTAATATCACTTGGTAATCTAGAGTTTGATAAAGTTCCAGAAGAAATATTAGAAGCATTCAGTTGAGTAATACTAGACCCAATTCCGTCAAAACTTGAAGCAGTTACAATACCAGAAACATTAATATCATTTGGTAATCTGGAGTTTGATAGTGTTCCAGAAGAAATATTAGAAGCATTGATTTGCGTAATGCTAGATCCAACTCCATTAAAACTAGATGCGGTTACAATACCAGAGATACTAATATCACTTGGTAATCTAGAGTTTGATAGTGTTCCAGAAGAAATATTGGAAGCATCGATTTGCGTAATGCTAGATCCAACTCCATTAAAACTAGATGCAGTTATGATTCCGATATATGTTGCATTTCCATTACTATTGATTGTGACTGCAACACCAACTTGGAAATTGCCGGTTGGAAGAGTTGTTGCTATTCCAACATTTGATGTTGTAGAAATATTACCACCAGAAACATGCCATCCATCAACAGCAATCGCATAAATGTTTGTTAGTCCTGCTGCGTCTCCATAAAAAGTTGTTGCAGTAACGACCCCAGAAGCATTGATATTTGTCGCTGATAAAACTCCAACTGTGCTAATTCCAGTAACATTTAAATTTCCAATATTTGCACTTGTTGCAGTGACTAGTCCTGTAACTCTAGTGTCTCCGTATACATTCAAAAGATAAGATTCTGGAATCGTTGTTCCAATTCCAACCAAACCATTTGCATTGACTATGAAATTATCATTATCAACCTGAACACCATTTCTAAAATTAAAGGACTTATTGTAATTTGCCATCTTCTATGGTTTTTAGTTATTTATCTTGAAGTTGTTGCTCAAGATTTTCTACTTTACTTGACAACTCTTTGATTGCCTCCACAAGAAGTGGAACAAGTTTTTGATAATCTACTGCCAAGTAACCATTGTCTCTTTCAGTAACTGCTTCTGGAAGAACTTCATTTACTTCTTGTGCGATTAGACCAACATCATGCCCCTCTCTGGATGTCTTTTCATTCCAATCAAAAGTATTACCACTGATTGATAAAACTTTTGCTAGCGAATCACTAATTGGAGTAATATTATCTTTCAGTCTTCTATCAGATGTATAGAATGCAATAATATCTTGAGTAACTCTTAATTCACCATTGACTGTAGTAACATCAGAATTTGAATCGCCCAGAGTTGTATTTCCATTGACATTTAATGTTCCAGCGACTGTTGCGTTTGATCCAGAAAGACTAATCGCTGCAGCACCTGTAGAGGATTGAATATCATTTCCATTAATACGAATGTCACCAGCAAATGTGGTTAATGTATTTGAAGTTAAACTGATGTTATTATTACCATCAGATGCTTGAATATCATTACCAGCAATTCTAATGTCGCCAGCAAATGTAGTTAATGTATTTGAAGTTAATGTGATATTAGTATTTCCGTCAGATGCTTGAATATCATTACCATTAATTCTCAAGTCATTTGCAACAATTAAATTATTGGCAGTTGTTACATTATTTGCTGAAAGACTAATCGCTGTAGCACCTGTAGAAGATTGAATATCATTACCATTAATTCTCAGGTCACCAGTAATAGTAAGATTATTCGCAGTCGTTACATCAGTTCCAGAAAGACTAATCGCTACTGATCCACTAGAAGATTGAATATCATTACCATTAACTCTAATATCACCAGCAAATGTAGTAAGTGTATTTGAAGTTAAGGTAATATTTGTATTACCATCAGATGCTTGAATGTCATT